AACGATGTCACGACCAGCTCCGCCGTCAATCACGGTGTAGGTGTATGGGGCGAGAACGCGAATGATGATGCCGTTCGACCAGTCGGCCGGGAACTGGCCGGATCCGGCCGGCACGCTGATCGTTTCTCCAGCGAACTGATACGCCGACGCTGTGGCGGACCGGGTAATGTCGGTCGCCACGGTCAATTCCAGGCCCGCAGAGCCGCTGGAACTGGCTCCCACCTCAGGCGCATTGAACCAGTTGATGTGTGCCGGATCGGCGGACAAATCGGCGCCCGGCGGATAGATGGTGAAGGTTGCGTCCGCGCCCAGAGAAATAAGCGGGGTTTCGCCAACCTTCACCTTCGCCAGCGGAATGTCGTACTCGCCCTCACCGATATACAGCAGCATCTCCACGCGCAGGTCACGCGGCGCGACATGCGCGCTACGGGGCTGAGCCAAGTAGGAGCCATAGGTGCGCTGGTGCCCGGCGATCTGCCGCACCGGGTCGCCCAGCTTGACCTTGTTGCCCTTGGCGCTGGCATCCATCAGGGGGTCGCCCTGCTGAGTTCCTGCGCTGGATGGCATGCCCGGCATCTTCGGCATCAACGCTTTCACTACCGCCTTAGCGCCCTTGAACAGCGCGAAGGTGATGGAGAACGGGTCGGTGCCCTTCGGCTCGCGGTAGATCTGTAGCAGGTCGGACGGCTTGAACTTTACCTTGTGCCACAGGTGCTGTTCGATGATCTCGTCGTTCAGCACGACACTGATGGGAGGGCTTTCGCGGCGCTCGTACGACGGCGCCAGGGACTTCAGCCAGTCCTCGATGGACATGCGGCGGCCGGTCTTCCAGGTGCCGAGCGGCGCTGTATCACTCAGCTTGTTCGGGTAGAACTCGATCACGGTAATAGACCACCTTGGGATGAGCGGCTTCGAACTCGCCGGTTGTCCGGAGGCAGGCGCCCCCGGGATTTGTGTCCAGCACCTTCAGCCGCCCCTCGCTCAGAAGGACCGTGCCGACATGCAGAAGCGCTTCGCCGCGCAGAACCGCTGCAATTGCGCCGGGCTCTGGCCTGCACTCTTCCATGGCCTTGCGCAGCACGCGGTATGCCTTCGTGTTCGCGCGAATCTTGTCCTTGCCCACGCCGCCCAGGGATGGCAGCAAATCCAGCCCGAAGAACTCGTGCCGGATCGCGCGACACAGGCCCCAGCAATCGAAGGCAATAGGCCCCCGTGCACCCTCGCGATACGGGGCGCGCATGAATTTCTCGATCATGGTCAGATGTACTTCAGGCCAGGTGCCAAGGTGGTGGTCAGAATGGTGCGCAGACCGTTGGTATTGAGCAGGTCGAAGAAACCGGCGGTGAGCTTGGCCACATCGTCCTCATATTCCCGGCTGAGCAGCGTCATGCGGTACCGCTCGCTCGGGAACGACAGGTCTTCGGCCAGGTAGCGCCGGAAGGTGATGATAAAGCGCTTGTCAGCCGCCTTGGCGGCCTCCACCACCTCCTGCACCTCGCCCGTCACGTTGTCCAGGCCGAGCACCAGGTTCTGGAACGCGCTGTTGTCGTTCTTCGGCAGGGCCAGGTCCATGGCCATCGCTATGAAGGTGAGCGTGCGGCCATCCTCCGTGGTGCACACCCGGTCTTCCCAGCCCGAGCAGTAGAGGTGGGAGACGGTGCCGCCCTCCTCCCGCGCCTCGATAGTGTCGACCAGCTCGCCGCGGCCAGAGGCGTAGCACTCTTCGATCAGGCTCATCCGAAGTACCTCGTGTACCATTTGTCCAGGCTGCCGGAGAGCTGGCTGTTGAACTGGTCGAGCGGCATGCCGACCGACACGCCGATGTACTGGTCTTCAGTCAGCACGGGGCGCTCTTTCAGCTGCATCACGGCCGAATACCGCCAGCGACTGATCTGAGTCAGGTCCGGCCCCTGGTAGATGCCCTTGAAGTGCGCGATGTAGGTCTTGAACCCGATCGGCGTCTGCAATGGCATTTCGAACCAGTCGAAGCCGTTGTTGATGGCCCAGACGTACCAGCCTTCGAACTGCGCGGCCTCTTCTTCGCTGAAGTTGAAGTTGACCTTCACCTCGGTTGGAACATATCGGTGCCTGATCCGGTAGCGCGTGCGCCCAGTGGCCATCTGGGTAGCCCGCATCGGATCAACCGTGCTCAGGCCATACCCCTCCTGCAGAGGAAGTGGCAATTCTGCCGGGTATTGAATCATTGCCATTCCTCGTTAGGTGCCTTGTCGGCGGACCGGGTATGCACCCTCGTAGGCATCCACGACTTGCCCGTAGCCAGAAGAGAACTGGCTGGCCACTTCCTCGACAGCCGCCTTTACGATCACGTCGATATCGCCGTTCGAGCGCTGGCGGGTTTCGACCTGGCTGTTGGTGTAGTTGTGGATGTTGATGCTTTGCTGGATGCCAGAAGCGCTGGTGGTGCCTGCCTGGCTGCCGGATCCGCCGTACATGCGCGCCGCGGTGATCGGCGTGACGTTGCCGGTGCGCAGCCCTTCTACCGCAGATACGCCGCCAAAACGCCGGATATCAGCCTGCGACCAGACCACTTCACCCTTGTGCACCACGCCAGCCGGCTCGTACTTGCCGCCCGCGCCGGTGTAGCCGCCTTCGGAGAAGCCCTTGAGCAGCGCATAGGCCGCGACCAGTGCGGTGCCACCCACAACAGCCGCGGCGCCGAACGTACCGATCGATGCCGTGAGCGCAGCCGGAGCCCAAGACGCCAGCGTCTCAGCTGCTGCAGCCAGGTTGGCGGTCAGTACGGTGCCGATCGACGACAGGCTGCTGGCCGTGGTTACCGCATCAGTTGTCAGCTTGGCAGTGGTCTTGACGCCCTCCGCCGCGACCGTCTGCGTGGCTTCCGTCTGGATTCCCGCAAGCTTCAGGGCCTGCATGACCAGGAAACGCGCCGTGATGTCAGCGAATGCACTGAGCATCGAGTTGGCGATGGTGCCCGCCAGGTTACCGAAGGCATCACCCAGGCTTTCCGTGCCCTTGATGATCCCCTGGATGCTGCCGGAGATGGAGGACGTGGTGTCGCCAAGGATCGACTCTGTAGCCGAGCGGGCCTGCTCGTTGTAGTTGGTCGCGATGTCGACGTAGTTCTGCCAGGACTCCGACACTCCGACCAGCCACTCAGCGCGCATGCTGTCCTGGGCGGCGTAGTAGTTCTGCTGGTCGGCCATGCGAATGGCTAGAGCCGCGCGCAGGGCCTCGGTCTCGCCCTTGTACAGGTCGGTGTCGGCCGTAGTCGGGTTGTCGATCCGGTTGTAGTCCCGGGTCAGCTTATCCAATTGCTTCTGGTAGTCCTGGCGGATCTTCAGATCTTCCTGGAGGCGCCGGCGCAGGCGGTCACTCTGCCCAGCCCCGGCCAGTTCAACCTCTTGGCCTTCGCGCGAAAGCTCAAGCTGCGACTGAAGGTTCTCCCTGAAAGCCTTCAGCTTGGCCTCGTTCTCAAGTCGCGCCTGGGTCAGCTGGTTGGCCTTCTCAAGCTCAGCGTTCTGCTTCTGCTGGGCCAGGTTCAGCTCAGCCATCGCCAGAACCTGCTTCTGCGACGTGGTGAGGGTCTTTTTCTCCTTGAGGTTGGCGATCTCGGTTTCGAGCTCGATCAGCTTCTTGGCTTCGGTGCCGAGCCTTTGCGTCTGCTCGAGCTCCCCCGCTATTACGCGGCTCTGCTGTTGCAGCACGGCATAGCGCTGGCGGGCCTCGTCAAGCATGCGCTGGCCGGCGTCTTCCTTGACCGGCTTGGTAGTGCTCGAATCCTTGTAGGTCGGGTTGTTGCGGATAGCCTTGAGCGCAGCTTCTTCTTCCTGCTTGGTGATGACATATCCGGCAGCCCGCGCTGCGTTTATGCGCTTCTGCTCATCCTCGAGCGCCTTGTTCATCTTCTGCTGCTTGGTGAAGTTCTGCTCTACGCTCCTCTGGAAGCCTTCGTATGCAATCTGCCCTTCGCGCTGGATCCGAGCACTCTCTGCGGCGGCACGGGCTGACTCTTGCTCGGCCTTGGTCTTTTTCTCAAAACCGTCAATTTCCGCTTCGATTGCTGCGATGCGAGCCCTGGTATTGTCATCCTCGAAGCCGGTATCTAGCAGGCTTTTTCGGTATGCCAACTCCTGACGAAGCGCAGTCAGGTCAGGCCCCTTGTTTGACTCTCGACCGATATCGAGAATTGCGTCCCATCCAGCCTTGGCGGCCCCAGCCAGGTCGTTCCATGCTTTTTCCAGCGTCCCGAGGTTCTGCTTGATTGTCCCAGCCCGCTCGGTCAGGGCCTTGGCATATGCTTCCTCAGCAATCGAGGCAGCCGCCTGGGTGTCTCCCTGCTCCTTGGCTGCGCGGATCTGCTCGTAAACAGAGGCAGTTAGGAAGTTGTATTTGTCATTGAGATCCGCCACAGCCTTGACAGGGTCTTCAGCCAGCCGAGCAAACTCGGCAACAGTGTCAGACACGGCCTTGCCGGTGGCCTTTTCGAACGAAACTGCAGCTACCGCGATCTCTTCGAATCTATCGCTGGCGATCTTGCCAGTGGCTGCGATCTGAGCCAGTGCCGCTGCTGCACCACCAGTGGTGCCAGTGATGCCGCCAACACGCTCTGCCATGGCGGCAAGCTCGGTGGTTGTCGTGCCAGCGGCATTGCCGGTGGTCACCAAAGCCTGACGAAAAGCATCCTGCTCTTTTGATCCCTGATAGTACGCAACGCCAAGAGCAGTAACGGCAGCAGCAGCCAGGGTGAATGGGTTTACTAGCCCGAGCACGTACCCGCCCATGGCCTTCGCAGCGGCACCAATGCCGCCGAACGAATCTTTGATCTGAGAGCCTTGCTGCAGGAATACCGTGAGCGGGGCCTGGCCGCCCTGCAGGCTGATGAAGATGTCGGAGAACTGCGCGGGAAGCATCCGCAAGGCGGCAGCGTTCTGCTTTGCGGTGTTGCCGGTGCGGTTCAGGCCATCATCGAAGCCGGTAAGGGCAGCGCGGGCCTGGTCGATCTTTCCTTGGTACTGCGCGAAGGTGTCGGCATCAAGGGCGCCGATCTTCTTCTGCTGGGCCAGCTTCCGTTCCTGCTCATCCAGCCGGTTTAGCGCTCGCGTGGTTGGGTCGATTGCCGCAAGAAGATCATTCAAGCTCTCGGTCTGCGCCTCAGTGGCTACCTCTGCCTGACGATTGGCGGCTGCCACTTTCTGGGCCGACTCGGCCAAGCGCCCTTGATTGGCCGCCAGGACCATGTTGCCCGACAGCAGACCCTGCTCTGCCTCTGACAGGCCGGTCGCAACACTGGCGAGGTTGCGCTGTTCCTGCGCGGCCTTCACTGAAGCATCGGCAATCGCCAGGATCCTGGTCCTGGCCTGCTCTGCAGTTTCGCCAACCACCTTCTGAGCATTCGACACACCAGCAAGCGAGTTCAGCGACTCTTGCAGCTTGCGACTGTATGCGTCATAGGCTGCCGAGTTGATCTGGCCAGAATCTCTGGCCTGGGCCAGCGCGGCCTCCTGGGCTGCCAGGTCGTTCAGCTTTTTGGTTAGCGGGTCAATCTTGCCAAGAAGGCTGTCGAGCTCTTTTCGCTGGCTTGCAGCGGCCTTTGCAGCAGCCTCAGCGCTTTTGGTCGCTGCGTCATTCGACGATACGGCCTTGTCGTTGGCGGCTTGAACCTTTGCCAACGACATCGCCAGGTTCGAGTAGTCGCCCCCGGACTTTCTGAGCGTAGAGCTTGCCCGAACGCCGGCCTGCTCAAGCGCTTCCAGAGCTGCCCGGATGTCATTTACCTGCTGCTCTGCACTGCGACCATCCACTTCAAGTTCGAGGCGGGATTTCAACGCCATGGCTTTCTCCAGGCATAAAAAAACCCGCCGAGGCGGGTCATATCATTTCAATGGCTCTATTAGATTTCGGTAACACTCGCCGTATGCCTCATTTCTGAAGTCCGCAACGGCCTTGTCTCGTGATTTCGAGTCAGGCGCCACCGGGATCCCATATGCCTTAACAACAACGGCATTTGAGAACTTACTCTGGTCACCAACCGAGGACATCGCATCCTCCAGCAGGTCACCCCTTTGGCGAGCCTCCATCGCCTCGCCGGCCATGGCTGAAATCTTTTTGCAGGTCGTTTGAGCGTCGGCAGCGAATGCTGATCCAGCGATCGACATCAGGGCTACGATAATCAAGCTTTTCAAGTCATACCTCCTTGGTTTGGCTCAAATCTACCATTCGAAGGAGCTCCCCTGCACCACTACGTCAGCTTCGACAGCCCCGCAGCTTCTTCCAGCCGGGACAGCCGGCGCTCAAGCAGCTCATCTGCCTTGCGCTTTTCCTCGATCATTGGCTCGGGCGAAAGCGGGGTATCGTCTTGCGCCGCTTGATCGCCAGTCTGGCCCTGCTGTTCTGCCATGGCTCCTCCGTTAATCCTCTTCTTCTGCCAGCGCGGCCTCATCCAGGGCGAATATCACCTCGTCGACGAGCCGCCTGGGTAGCGGCAGAGGGTGCACCTCAAGCCAGTCAGTGATCTCGCGGGCTGACAGCCTCAGCGGCTGCACTGCTGCTGCGCCTACCAGGTAGCGCCGGCCACGCGCAGCATTGCGGAACGCGTTGAGCAGGCTACCAGTGATCACGTCCAACTCCGGCTCATCCGGTACCGCGATGCGTAGCTTCTGGTAAATCAGGCTTCGCTTTGCGGTTCGCTGGCCCCAGGCCCGCTCCCATTCGAAGCGGGCGACGGCTTTCCCGTGATCTCGTCCTGCTCTTTCCGGTTGTCGGCGGCGATAGCCGCGGCTCGGCGCAGGACGAAGTAGAAAAATTCGGTATCGCCGCGCAGCATCTCGGTGCAGGTGTTCTCGCTGTAGGCCAGGGCCTTGCCGTTTTCGTCCTGGGCACCCTGCCAGTCTTGGACGATGAACGAGGCCAGGAGCAGGCAATGGTTGTCATGCTCGGACTTCTCGCCCTCGATCACGCCTACTGCTTCCTGTCCGAACTGTGCGTCGTTGCGCGCCAGCCGGCGGCGCATGCGCTCCAGGGCGATCTGGTACTGCTGGTTGTCCAGCGGCATCAGCAGGACCTTGGTGTCCGCATCGAACTCTTCCCAGCGCGCTTCGGAGCTCTTGGTGGTATCGATCTTTTTCAGCTTGAGAGCCATGAATCATCCTCACGCCACGCCATAAAAAATGGCCGCCCCGGCCGGCGTTATGCCGGAGCAGCCGAAACAAATCAGGAAACGGTGATGGTTGCGGTGTCGGTCTTGGTGCCGTCGGCAACGCTGGTAGCGGTGATGGTGGCAGTGCCGGCGCTGATCCCGGTGACCAGTCCGCCGCTGCTGACGGAGGCCACGCCAGGCGCGCTGGACGCCCACGTAACGTTCTGCGGCGCGCCCGACGGGGTAACGGTCTTGGTCATCTGCTGGGTGTCGCCCACATCCAGGGTGGCGGTGGCCGGCGAGACATCGACAGCGGTCACGGCAACGGTTGGCACGCGGGTAATGGTCGGAGCCACCTTGGCGACGGTGTAGTTGAGCGTTACCTCGATCAGGTCGCGCTTGCCGCCGTTCGGCAGGTCGCCGTCAACCTCGATGGCCGGGAAATTCAGGTTGTAGGTGTTGCCCAGCGAGTCTGTGATCGGGAACGAAAGAGCGATCGGCAGGCGAGTGAAGGTGTTCTTCCACAGCTGCCAGGCGCGATTGGACCAGGCCAGGGTGATGGTGCCGGTGATGGCCGCCTCGGTGGCGATCTGGGCGCCCGGGCCGAGCTTGCTGTTCCCGATGCAGCGCTGGGCCTGAAGGCTGTTGTCAAGATTGACGGTGAGCGCCGACACGCAGGCCACGCCTTCCATCGACTGTCCGTCAATGGTTAGGGTGCCGACGTTGATGTTTGACATGAACGGCGTGGTGGTCGGCGGGTTGATCGACGCCACCGTATTGGTGTCGCCGTCGGCGTAATCCAGGCCAACCATGGTGAACGTGGTGGTGATCTTGCCGTCGGACGGTACGTCCAGGGCGAAGACCGACACGTGCATGCCCTTGAACAGGGTGTACACGCTCACGTCGTTGAAGTTCTTGGCGATGGTGAAGGTGCGACGGGTGTCGCCTACGGTCAGTACGTTGCCGGCCCAGGTGCCGTAGAAGGCAGCCTCGAGCAGCTTGTCGAACGAGCCAAAGGACAGCTCACCGACCAGGTCGCCTTGAATGTCGGCACTGGTGGCCACCGAGCCCTGGCTGATGCGGGATTCGGTGATTTCATCGCTGACCTGGGTGTTCACGGTTGGCGACAGGGTGTTGCTGGTCAGGCGCAGGGTATCCCAGTTGCCTGTGGTCGGGGTGATGCCGGGGGTGACCTCGGGGATGAGGTAACTGGTAACGCGGGCGCCAGAGGACATGCGCATGTCTCCTTTCTGCGGGCAAAAAAAACCCGCTCAAGGCGGGATGGTCATGGTCTTGCAGGTCAGCCGGCGCGGAACCGGACGTTCACGTTGATCTGGTGGTAGTCCTCGAAGTCGCCCACCACCTGCGGGGAAACCTCCAGGCACTCGATATGGCCGTCTTGCCAGGACTGGAAGTGGTCGGACAGGGAGTCGGCCAGCTTGTTGATTGCGGACAGCCCTGTAGATCGCCGGCAGAAGCACTGGATCACTACCTGGCCAGGCCGGCGGTAGTGCGGCTTGTCTGCCATGCCAGCGAACGACGCCGTGGCATACAGGATCTCGAATGCGCACCAGACGCCGGTGGCGGGTGGCTTGAACGCCCCGCCGCCCGGGTTCGGACTGTTGGCATACTCAATCCGCGCCTGCTCGATGCCAGTGAACGAAACCATCCGGGCGGTGAGCGTCTTGCGGACTGTCTCGAAGGGTACGGTCATATCAACTTCTCGGTCACGGCGATGAAGGAAATCCCGTACACGCCTTTGGGTGCCATGCGGCTGTATCCGTCGGGCGTGATCTTGACGCTTGGGCCGCTTGGATAGCCGCCGAACTCGATGATCTCGCCGTACACGCTGTTGTTCTGCACGAAGACCGTGCTGAAAGGTTTCAGATCGGTCAGGGCGGCACGGGCCGCGCTTCGGGTCTCGGTGCCGAGAATGTCCAGCTTGGTGTTGACGCTGTAGTCCTCTGCGCCTATCGATACGATGTTGTTGGCCATGTAGTTGCCGCTGTCGATCGGCGCGCGGACTGTGATCTCCTCGACCAGCTCGATGACAATGCTGCGCTGCATCTCCACCAGGTCTTCTTCGATCTGGTCGGCGAACAGCACAGGCGACAGCGACCAGCCGGCCATTACGACCTCCTGAGTTGCAGGCGGTATGTGGCCGATGCTGGATCAGCCCGGGCCGTCTTGACTTCGTAGGTGAGCTGCTGCGTACGGTCCATAAGGTCAGGCGCTGTTACCTTGTGACCAACATCGGGCACATCGGATATTTCATTGGCAAGAACCGTCAGGCGTAGATCGCCGACCAGGATGTTGATGTTGTCGATCCGCCGATCTTCGTAGCGAGACAGCACGCCACGGCCCGTGTAAGTCACTGGCTGCGCCGTGCTGACCTCCTCGACCGGATCCCAGTCGCCAGGCCCCATGTACTCGCCCGTGAAGCCCACGACCGCATCAGCCAAGTCTGTGTCGAAAGCCTCGGCCAGATCGGCTTGCAGCTCGTCGCGAAGTCCCATATCAGCCCCTCACGATCTTGGTCTGTCCACTGCTGTTCAGGTAATGCGCCAGCAGCGCCAGGGCGAATGACTCGCCAGCGCTGATGGTGCGCGAGGATTCGGAGTAGGTTTTGCTGCTGGACACCCCGTCAGCGTTGACCGACTTGGCCAGCACACCGGTTTCCTTCCTGCCGTAGATGTTGCCCGCCGCAGCCTCTCGGGCGATCTCGGCGCCTGCCTGAATCACGTCATCCGGTACCGGATCGAACTCAGGCAGGCCGAGATTGGTGAGCCAGGTATTGGCCATCAGCACCGCCCGGGCCTTCTGGTCGTCGGGCGCCCAGGTCGGCCCAAGCAGGGCATCTACCTGCTCGACGGTGATGTAGATGGTCATTACTTGGCCTCGATCAGCTTCAGCAGGTCTTCCAGGCTGGCATCAGGGCTGAACTCGATGCCCTTGGCTTTCAGGGCATCCTGCAGCTCGGCCTTCTGCTTGGCTTGCTCTTCTGCCTTCTGCTTTGCCTCAGCGGCCGCCTTTTTGGCGTCAGCCTTGCTCACCTTGGCCTCTTTCGACGGCTCCGGATGCTCGTAGCCTTCTGGCGCGAACTTGGCGTCAATGATCTTGTAGCCCTTCTGACGCAGCTCGGCTTTGCGCTCGGCGCTGACCGGGTGTTGCTCGTAAACCACTTTCTCGCTCATGGCGATCTCCTGAGGAATGCGCCCCGAAGGGCGCTATGCCGATTACTGCGCGGCGTCACCGATGGTCATGACGCCAGCCGAGGCCTTGATGCTGTTTGCCACCAGATCCCAGTTGGTGCCGGTGGACAGCTCGGCGTTGGTCGGCGACTTGCCGCCGTTGGCGGTGTCCCAGGTGTAGCCCTTGAGGCCCAGACCGAAGGTGTAGTCGGCCTGCATGGTGGTCTCGATGCGCTCCTTGCCGTTGGAGGTCTCGATGTTGGTGATCAGGTCAGAGCCATCCATCACCACCGCGGCGCCGTCAGCCAGGCTGAGCACCTTCTGCTTGTTCGGGGTGCCGGCCTCGTACAGCGCAGGGGCGTCGGTGATGATCACAGCCTTGCCGAGAATGTCGACCACCTGCACACCGGAGAACTGGAACAGGCGCTCGGCGTTGGCGAGGTTCTGACCGACCAGCTTGTGGTACATGGCACCGGTCATGACCTGGGCCACCAGGCGCTGGGAGGCATCACCGAACAGGGCGTGCGCGTTGTTGATCGCCACATAGGTCACGCCAGCAGTCGCCGACACGTCGTTGGTGGCGGTTGGCTGGTTGCCGATGGCGGCGGCCAGGGCCGAAATTGCGGTGTTCAGCTGGTCCGACATGATGGCTTCGGACAGGTTGCGGCTGATCACCTCCAGCGCCTCCTCCGGGTTTTTCTGGATCCAGGAGAGCTGGGAAGGCTCCCACAGGATCGGGCCGAAGCCGCCGGCGATCTTCACCGAGTCGTACTGCTTCTGAGCCAGCGGGGTGGACGCCTGGTTGCCGTTGGCTGCATAGCGGTCGACACGACGCTGGGCGCCGTGAAGGCCTGCCCAGAACGATTCCTGCAGGAAGTCGCCGTCGATGCCCTGGGTGGTAAGGCGGATGGCGCCCGCCGAGGATGCGTTGAACTTCTCGACGTCCTGGGCCAGGGTCTCGATGGTGGTGCGTTTGAGGTATTCGTTGAACACCTTCATGTTCGAAAGGGCCATTGGGCCTCCTTATTCGCTTGCGGTCAGGCCCTTGATGGCTTCCAGGCGCTCTGCCTTGGAGCCACCGAAGTTGCCCTTCGTGGGTTTGTGCTGGCCACCGCCATTTGGAGCGCCGCCACCATTGGCGCCGGAGCTCTTCAGGATGTGGTCACGATGGGGGTACTGCGAGACGAGGGTCTCGAGCGCTTCGTTGAAGTCGGCCAGTTCGCCTGGACGGGAGCGACTGAAGACCTTCTGGCCCTGGGCGTCATAAGCGACGACCTTGCCTTCCTCGATCTTGAAGTTGCTGCCAAAGGTGGCCTGGACCATGTCCGCCGGCACAGCCATCTTCTCGGCGATGAACTGGGAACGGGCAAAGCTCCCGCCAATCTTCTCGGCATACAGCTGCTGCTCGAAGGTCTGCGCCTTGGTGTTGGCTTCGTCCAACTGGGTCTGGAAGGCCTTGCTGATCTCGCCCTTCACCTTCTCGATCTCGCCGGCATCCACCAGCTTC